AAACCTTACCGGCCTTTATATCGCAGAAGAAAGCTCGCTAAAGGTGCTTCCCGGCACTCCTATTTGGTATGAGCGTGAGCCAAACTCTTATAGCGATTTTGGCGGCAATTATGCGACGACTGCGCGCAATCCGATTACGCATGATCGCCAGCGCCGTAAGGGCTCTGTGACCGACGTAGAACCTTCGGGCGGCTGGAATGAGGATTTGACCGCAAACAATCTTCCTTGGCTGGCGCAGGGCTTTCTATTTGCCGATGCGCGCGAAAAGGCTTCGACGCAGCCCCTTAATGGCACCCAGCGTGCGATCACTGGCGTTACCGCAACAGACGACCGCTATGCAGCCGCCGCTGGCATGACCATGTTCGTTGCCGGTCATTTGGTGCTGGCTTCTGGTTTCACCACGGCGGCGAACAACGGCCTTAAGCAAGTCTCGTCCAGCGCAGCAGGCTACATCGCTGTAGCCGAGGCATTGACCGATGAAGCAACGCCGCCTAGCGCAGCTATGATACGGGCCGTTGGTTTCCAGTTCGGTTCCGGCACCATGTCGCTTGATGCGGCTGCTGACAATCTCCAACTCCTGTCAAGCACAACCAATATGACGACGCTCGGCCTTTCGGTTGGCGAATGGATTATTGTGGGCGGCGATGCGAGCGCAACACAGTTTGCAGCAACTGGAAACAACGCGCCTTTCTATGCCCGCATTAGTGCGATTGCATCAACCGGCTTGACTTTCGATAAAACCACAGGCGTCCAAGCTGATGAACCCGGCACGGGCAAAACTATCCGCATTTTCTTCCCCAATCGTATTGTGCGGAATGAAGAAGATTGCACCCTTATTAAAATGCGGTCCTACACTATGGAACGCCAATATGGTTGCGGTGCAGGGGTGGTTGAAGCAGATTATGTTACCGGCTCTGTCCCCAACGAACTAACGATCAATATTCCAACGCCGGGTGCCGATGCAAAGGTCAACATTGATGTTTCTTTTGTAGGCATGGGCATTAGCGAAGTTAGTCAGGCGGAAGGTGTCCTTGCTGGTACGCGCGTTAGTTCGCTTGACGAAGGCTTCTTTTCGACCGGCCTTAATGTTTATCAGAACAAGATTGCAATTGTCGATCCTACTACGCTAAACCCAACTGCTTTGGTTTCGTATTTGAGCGAAGCAACTATTACTATTTCAAACAATATCGGTGGCAACAAAGCTATCGGTTCGTTTGGTAATTGGTCTGCTAATATCGGTTCGTTTGATGTTGGCGGCTCTAGCACTGGTTATTGGGTACTTGGTCAAGGCGCAACGATTAGCCGCGCTATTCGCAACTCGACTGATGCGACATGGCACACCATCTTAACCAAGCAGAACGCAGCTATCGTGTTTGACATGCCTTTGATCGGTCTTGGCAATGGCAGTCCTGCTGTGGAAGCTAATAGCCCTGTGACTATTCCGCTTGAAACTATAGCGGCAAAGAGCGCGGCGGGTTATACGCTTATGACTTGCTTTTTCCCATATGTGCCTACAGTGGTGGTTGCTGCTTGATCTAACGCCGAAGGGGGCGTAAGGTAAGGCGGGCTTTCGGGTCCGCCTTATTTTTTTAGTTAGGATGGAGTAATAAATTGTCTATCAAAAAGTTTAAGCAGGACGGCGGCAAGGCAAACGAAGGCGTTTGGTTTGATTATCCGGCAAACGCAGATGGTTCTATTCCGCGTGTCAAACTTGCAAGGGAAGGCCGTTCCAACAAGAAATGGCTTGCTGTTTTCCGTGAAGTCACCAAGGATTTGGATACCGACAATCTTTCGCCCGAAGAAGATTTTGGCGTCGGAGTGGAAGTTTTCGCTAAGGCGGTTGTTCTTGATTGGGAACATATTCAGCCTAACGACGATGGCGTTGAACTTGCCAACGATGTAGGCGCTCGCATCGCTTTGCTTAGCGATCCAGATTGGACTGATTTTTATACCGACTTGAAGGATAAAGCTAACAAGCGTGAGAATTTTACCAATAAGGAAAAGGCAGCAAAAAACTAATAGAAGCGGTAGTTTTTCAAAGTGATTTCAAAGGCACCGAAGATCAGCTAACCGCGCAAATGATTAGGGACGGAGTACAACCTGTAGGCAGAATTGCAGAAAAGCCAAAACTGCCTACAGGATTGATACTTTATTACGAAGCGTTCTTTGATCTTGATACAGAGCGTAATCATGGGGCGGGTTTAGCTTCCATTCCTTGGTCCGCCATAGTTAGGTATGGCGAATATTACCAACTTGATACAGACGAACTAATCTATTTTGTCAAAGCTATGGATAACGCTCATTTAGAACGCTTGGCCGGGGAAATGAAAAGTGGCAAAAACACTACTCGACCTAGCAAAGAGAATGGACCGTCTGCCTGATAAAATCGAAAAAGGCGCAAACAACATCGCGATCGAAGTAGTTAAGGCTATTGATCGCGATGTTGTTCCGCATACGCCTGTTGACACAACCGAGGCAGTTTCAAACTGGCAAGCCGAATTGAACGGCAAGCCATCCTTCCCGCTGCCTGCTATATTTCCCGGTATAGCGGGTTCTACTGCCCCGGCCTCGCGCGAGGCTGCGATTGCGCATGTGGATCGAACTTTAGCTATGAAAGAGCCGGGTAATTCGGTATATCTTTCCAATATGGTTCCGCATATCGTACCGTTGAATAACGGCACCTCGAAGCAGGAGCCGAAAGGGTTTGTAGAACGTGCTGTGCTGATAGGGCGGCTGACGGCACGGCGCGCTAAGTTAGGGCTTAAATAATGGACGAAAGAATTGATATTGAGGTAATCGACAAGGTTGCCAAAACTATTCGTCCAGAATTGCTTGGTATCAGTGCAGCGGCTAGAAATGCACACAGTCAAATTGCAAAGTTGAAGAAAGAGTTAGGCGTTACCGGCTCTAGCGGAATGGCGAGCGTAACCAAAGGCGTTGCTGCCGCCGAACGTGACGCAACCAGAGCCTCTAGGGAGCGCGCTGCGCAGGCTGCGGCTACCGCTAGGGCGTTGGACAAGGAAACTGCCTCACAGGCTCGTTTGGCGGCTGTAGCGGCAAGAGCTTCCCGCACGACCATAAAGCAAGCGACCGGCCCAATTCAGACCGGTAATCCCAATTGGAAGCAAGACCTTTCTGCTCAAAATGACTTCATGCGCCGATTTACCGACGAAACCCGAAAAACAGGCGAAGCTGCTGAAAAAGCTAATACTTCGTCGGTAAAGTTCGCGCAAGGTATCAATACTGTAGGCAAGAACGCGCAATTAGGCCGTCATCATCTTTTGAACTTAGGTTTTCAGCTTCAAGATATTTTTGTATCTTTGCAAGCTGGTCAAAATCCAATGACTGTATTTATTCAGCAAGGCGGGCAGATTGGGCAGATCGCCGCGCAATCAGGCGTTGGCTTTAGCGGGATGGCCCGTGCAATCGGCGGTGTCGTATTAGGCTTTGCGCCTTTGATTATTGCGGTAGGCATTGCTGCTAGCGGTTTTGCTTTGCTAAATCGGCAAGCTAATAAAGATAGCGATATAAAAGCCTATTCCAAAACATTAGGTTTGACGGCTAAGGAAATTAAAAAACTTGATGATGTAACTGTTACTTTTGGCGATACAGCAAAGGCTGTTTTTCAAGTAGGCGTTCGCAATATAGCTTCTATGCTAGGCATCGACACTACTAAAATAAGTAAAGTTTGGAACTTGTTTCTAGATGGAATGTGGCGTGGTACAAGAAATGTAATATCTGGCATTTATGCTGGATTTGCAGGCATGGCTTATGGTATTAGCGAGATAGTAAAAAATATAAACGACGGTAAAGCTAATGATAATCCGTTCGCTAATGCCGTAGAAGGCTATAAGAAAGCGTTTGCTGCTTCGCAAGGCTTTTTCGATGATGTTAGCAAGCAGGCTGGCGCAAACGCTAAAGCCAGAATGGATGCGCAGGCTAAAGAACTTAAATCAAATAGAAGTGGTAGCGGCGGCGCAAAGCCTTGGGATCGTGCAAAAGAACTACAGAATGTTAACGCTGAACTAGACGAGCAAATTCGTTTGTCGTCAATGTATAGCGACGAACTTGAACGTCAATCTAGGTTGGAGCAAATAAACCAGACTTTCCGCAATCATGGGGTTGCGTTAACTGATGCTGAAAAAGCCGGATTGCTT